TTTTTTGAGCATTCAAAGCACCGTTATTGGCAACATCCAAAGCATCATTATCCAAATCAAAAATACGCAAAGTATTGGGATCAAATCCAACTGTAACTTTACTACCAACACCTGAACTAGATCTAGTTTTCAAAAATTGAAGTTGGTACTGGCCACGTTCTTTCATTGCATTTGTAACATAAATGGATATGAGATTATCTGCAGTATTAATTTTTGAAATTCCTCCCGCAATCATACTATGATCATGTTCTTGTTCATTTACAGAATTTCTATTTAATTGTGATGCAGTAATTAAGAACATATTTTTTTCAACAGACAAACCACGCATCTCTTCAGTGACAAACTTATCCTTAATGAATAGATTACTTGGATCAATAGCTTTATTATTTGGAAATACAAGATCTAGGTAGTCAACTATCAATACATCAGGTTTATGTTGTGTGGAAATTTCATAATTTTTAAGATATGCTTTAAAATCATTACATGTATTTCCTTGTGGAAGTTGCTTGATATGTAATGAACCAGATTTAAATCCAATTTGTTTGACTTTTATTTCAACTGAATCAAGATTCTTAAATATTTCTCTTGTTCCAATATCAGTTAGCATGCTATCCATTCGCATGCTAGTCAAACCTTCACTCAATTCAAGAGTTAGATAAACAACATTTAACCCTTGTTTTACCATATTTAATGCAATATTTTGCAAGAAAATTGACTTGCCGGATCCTGAGGCACCACATATAATATTGATTTCTCCTCTGTTGAACCCTCCATAAAGCTTTTCATCAACGGTTTTCCAACCAGTACTAGTTTGTCCATTACGATCTTTAATTTTCATTAACCTACTCCTTGGGTCATCAAAATAATCTGTACCAATATCACTTTGTAAACTAATTAATATTGCTTCACGTACCATTCTTTCAACTTCACCATAATTTCCTTTATCAATTAATGGTGTTGCATTTAAAATGGCATTTGCCAATGCTCTATTTTTACAGAAACGTTCTATTTCTTTTAAAAAACTTTCTTCATGTTGAAGTAGTAAACCTTCAACTTTTTCAAACTTCAGCCCTGTTTCTGCATTAACATGCTCAAATTTTGGAAGAACTCTATATTCATTTGCATATTTTAATATAAATCTAACAGCCGGTCGCAATTTTGCTACAAAATATTTTGCATCTAAAATATTTTGACATCTAGAAAATACATCATCACTACTTAATAGTACATTAATAAGAAGCAATTGAACATCTTCTGTATAATCACTATTTGAATTTTCTTTTTCTTGTTTCACCATTAGATATAACAATTCCCTTGTAACTACTATTTTATTGAAAATAATTATTAAATACTATTCATTTTCTAAATAACTTTCTTTTTAAACTAATTTCCAATATACTTTTTGTACGACTTTGAATAATACTATTTAATGTAAATATTTTACCATATCTTTTGGAAGCATCAGCAGAATCCTTAATATCTTCCTCCCATTCTGGAAATGTTACAGACCACCCATTTTCAATTGCTGCATCGATTAACCCTTGATTTTTTGATTGCCTATCAGGCACAATAATTTTTTCAGCATCACTTCTCTTTAACCATTCGATTTGTTCCCTACTTAATTCGCTTCCAAGTACTCCAACACCATCAACTGCTATCGCATCAAATGGTCCTTCATGTACAGTCACAAATTTTCTATTAAATTTATTAAGAACATTGCAATTAAATAAATATCCTGGCTGTAAATCACTATTATAATATTTTGGCGTTATTCCAGGTGGCGTTCCAATATATCTAGCAGTCCATCCAACTATAATATTATTATAATAAAATGGTATAATTATCCTCTTATCAATATCCTTCAGTTTATTTGTTTTACATTCATCACATAAAAAATAATTATAATTGGTGGCGATTGCATTACCACGGGATACAAGATATTCCAATGCACTTGTTAAGTGATCTGATTGATAATCGCTTAGTAGTAATTCTTCTATTAATTTGGATTTATATGGAAGAGAAGTTTCCTTAAAATCAAAAGATAGATTTACTTCGTTTGAAGTAATATTTTCAAATGTACCATCAATTTTTTGTTTATATAATGATAATTTAAGTGCCTTAACATCATCAGAAGAAATATTTAACCAGTACATTAGTTGTTCAAATGATTTCGATAATGTAATATTATTAAATATAGTTTTAAATCCGCAGTTATAGCAATTATAAACAATGGATCCTTCTACTGAAAATAAAAAATTTCCTCTTGATCTAGTATCAGCACGATGACCCCGGTGATGGCAACACACGGCATCGCATGTTATCCACCCTTTACTACTCACTCTTCTTTTCAAAGGAAGATGTGCTAATATCAAATTAGTGATTATATTCATAACTGAAATTATACTGAATCTTCAGGACTTTATCAAAATTTTAATAAATTTTCCATTATTATAGTCATCAGGAATATATCTGAATCGCATCCAAAATAAGTTTAATGAAAAATTGAATAATACTGGTGGATCGCATACATGTTCAATATTATTGCGTTCTAGTCCATTGTAGCCGTGATGATCCACTTGTTCTGTTTTGTACTGATATAAATTATGATCATAATCATAAACTCCAGTATCATACTCAAATGTTTGACTCAACCTAGGATGAGTCAAGGGTTTACCAACAAATGTATAATATGGATATTCAGGAGAAAGGGTGATGTCAAACCAATCCGCTTCTTGTGGTGCATAGTCAACTAAGCTTCCTTGTATCCAAAATTTTCCAGAAAAATTATTTTGATAAACTGCGATAGTATTAGTTCCACTCGTGTGACCATTTTGTGCATCTCCTGGAACTGGACCAGATACAAATGCCGTACCATAAAACTCATTAATTGGAACAGGTGTGAATTGAAAATCATATATTTCAATTGAAGGAACAAGATTTTTTAAAACACCCTCAAATAAATCAAAAGTTCCATATGCGGATCTATTAATATCAGTATAAAGGTATTCTGTATATCCATTTGCATTTGTAATATTAATTACATATCTATAGGAGCCAACTGGCCATTTATTGATTTCTTCTGGTGTTAATTCAAGTTTTGCTTTGCCATTAACTTCATCGGTTATATAGCATGCCTTTGTTAGAAGCAATTCAGGAAGATATCCATCATTGCTTTCCGGAGAATCTATTCGTTGAATTTGTGCTGTCAGTTGATAACCAACTAACGAAACTGGTTTGCGATCATTATTTCTAATTACAAAGTCAATTTTATTTGAGACACCTTTGTATATTTTGACATTATATTTGTTCATTGGCCAATTTATGTTAGGGGTTTGATCTTGCCACTTGACGAGTTCAATATATTCAGGAAATTTAAATAAAAATATTGTTGACATTGAACTCAATTATTGATTATGGTTTACTATATTTATTCAATTATTGATTATGCAACATATTTTGAAACATGTATTAAACAATTGAATAAATATATTAAATTTTAAAATGGTTCAATATGGCAGAAGAAAGTTATAGTTTGTTACAAGAAAAGTTTCCATTCCTTACAATAGTAAAGCATTTTGGTTCTGAATATGTTGGTATTATACAAAATGCAGATAATCTATTTGTCAGCATTTATGTTATCGATTCATCATTTACACCTGAAATGAAAATAGATTTTATTGAATGTGGAGAAACATGGTGGTGGGAAAGCAATCGATCAATACCAATAAACATGTTTCTTCATGATAGATTTAGGCCCTATAAACCATATCTAAAAACCTTTTCAAGAAAGGATACAGATATAATTCAAGGGCCCGTTGTAAATCTTAAAGATATGATGAATAAAAGAATTAAACGAAGAACGATTCAACTAGTTCGATCCACTTAATCTGGATCATCATCCATGGTTGTAACCGTGACATTTACAGTTACAGTGCCATCATCATTTACTTTAAGCTTTGAACCCTTTTTCTTCTTTTTCAGTTCAGCCTTTTCATTCTTGGTATTCTCATCTGACCATTTTTCAAACGTATCTGATGAAAGAATAAAAGACGTTGCTTCCGTATGATCTTCAAATCGGATATAACAACAGGTATTTTTTGTTTTAGTATCATATTCAGCAGAAACTTTTACCTTGCCTTCACAATGTTGTAGTTCATGCCAAATTTCAATAAATTCATCACTTCGCATTTCAGGATTTCTAAAAAGATATCCGCCTGCTAATCGATTAGTGATTTTTGTTGCGGGATCATACTTAATACGTCTTCCAGCCTCTATTGTTATTTCACCATCAGAGGATACAAAATCTGCTTGATATCCATAAACATTGCCAGATGTCTTAAGCACAAGTTTCGTAATTGCCATTTATTCAACTCCCGATAATAAAAAATAATAAATAATAGTAACATAGGATTTTATATCACGTCAAATTGTTTTTCATTTAGAATATTCATATGAACAGCCACCAATGTTGCATATGCGACGGAATGACTTTTATGAAAACCATATTGGCCATTATCTGACTTTTCCCATATCGTTTTTTCAATTTCATTCCAAGATTTACCACGTAAATGTTTTTTACCAGGTCGAATTAACGCTAGAAACATAGCCATTTTTAAAATTGAATTTGGACGCATCTGTTGTAATAATGTATAATATCTGCCAACATGAACTAGTTTTTCAACAAATTCAGAATCCGTCCATAATTTTTCCCAAGGAGGTTCTGTATTCATTAATTTAATCAAATGATCCTCATCTCGAACATCATCATATACACTAACGTTAAGCATATCAATTTTGAACATGCCTTTATTTTCAGCATTAATATAATCAATACTACATAAATTTGTTATAGGATCAATTGGTGCAATATGAAAATATACTCCTGTATTATGTTTGGCAATTTTGTTGTCTTTAATAATACTTGCAGGTATATAAACAAGATTTTCCAAGGCTTTATTTCTATTTGAAAAATCTATATCGACATCGCCTCGATTAGTAGCGATCAACTTTTCCATTTAAACTCACCTCAAAATTACGAAGGATGTTATCATATTGTCGAAGTTTATATTGCATTTGTTTAATATCATGTTTTGAATTGGTTAATTCATTTTTTAAATTCACTATTATCTTATGTAATTCTTCAACATATAATGGATTTGCACACACAAACTTTTTGCCATCAATAGCAATTTCAGTAGTCAATGTGCTTTTTATAACGTCTACTTTTACACTATTACGTAAAGGAATAACAAAATCATCATCTGTATCATACATATTTGGTTCAAAATCATTTTCCATCAAATTCCTGCCTCTTGTAACGTTTTTTTAATCCAATTCGTTCCATCTTTATTATGTTCAAATCTTAATTTCCAAAGATGTGGCTTTGTTCTATCCACTATCAATTGTAATTGCTCTTCACCACATCTATCAAATAATTTTTTTGAATTTTCTGAATTATATAGGACCCAGGGACTGATTTTTCCAGAAATTATCCAAGATGTTGCCAATAATGGATTTACTTTAGTAAAGAAATCATTCAGACTTTCACCAGTTTCACAACTCCATTCATGCATTAATTCAATGTTTCTTCTCAATGCATTTTCAGGAGATTCTGAACGAAGAAGATCTTCAATATATACTTGATAAAAAGAATCCTTTACCCAATCATCTATTGGTACAGTATTCTTTATTAAAAAATCCAAGTATTTGTCTGAATTTATCACTTTAGATTCAATAACATATCTACCAAATTTAATAAATGCGATATAATATCTGCTATCAATAAAATCTCTGAATGTTCGTTTGTTTTCTTTTTTAGTTTTGGTATTCAATTCATAAAATCGCAACCAAGAATTAAAACCCAATCGAACTTCTGGATCTTCTTTTCTTAACCAACGACGTCGCTTTTCGCAAGCATGGCTGAAAAATGTGTTTTCCCTAATAAACGTTCTTTTGCAGAATTCACATTGATGTATATCAGATCCATCATCAATTTGTATTAGTGTTTTATTTGATTTTTTTAAAGGCATCGACTATTTCTTTTACCTCTTTGTCACTTTTTCCTGCATCAAAACATAACTGTTCTATTGTTATGTCTGTATGATTATTTCGCAATATTTCTATTTCAAAATTATTACATGATGGATATAATTCCAATAAAAACTTATCAACAATATCACTTTTATTATTGGATGTTTTTGTAGATAACCATGGATGATATTGTTTCGATCCAAGGCCGCAAGCACATAATAACATATGTTGCAATTCAGGATGTTTATATAAACCCCAAAATCCAGTATTGACAATATTATTTACCGCCAATAATTGATATCCAGCATATTGATTTTGATCACCAAGTATACTCATTGCCCTCATCAAAACAAGTGGTGAATACGCTTTGCGTTCTTCATCAGTTAATTCTGAGTATAATTGTTTGTTGTTTTTGTCTAATGCTGGTAATACTTTACCAAACATATCCAACTTATGATTTTTCTTATTATCAGATTTTTTCATAATATTTCTCTTTGTATAAGAAGTATACAAATTTATTATATTAAATTCAATATATTTACTAAATATACAAAAAGGTTTCATCATGGGCAGACCACTTACAGACAAATGGACTGGTTTTAGAGCAGACAAAAATAATCCTGTATTAACACCAACTTGTAATATTAATGGAAATATTACGTATTGTACAATTCTTCGTCAAGTTGGTAGTAATAAATTTTTAGTATCACTAAATACTGATCCTGGAACAACTGGTGTTATCACGTTAACTAATGGGTCAACAGCAAATCCCGGAGATGGTTGGCTAGGCTGGACCAATAATGCAACCAATGGATACGTTTCAAGAATTTCAGATAATGCTGTTAGATTTTTTACTGGTGGCAGTTCACCCTGGACTATTCACT